TTGTCTAATTTGTATGCTTACTGTCGTGTCCACAATGTGGACGTTGTGAAGTTGTTTCTGCAAAGACCAGAGAGTTTGGAAGATGACGAGCTCGATGCACCAGCTTTACAACCAGATGAGAAACAAGAAAGTGAGGTCGTTGACAGTTATATTGCTTCTTTTAATATAGCTGTCATTGGTGACGACGATATCATGCTCGTAGCCAAGCCATTGTCCTCTGCTCACACAGAGGTGATTAAACAGTTAGGTATGAAATTAGAACTAATTTCACGTGAAAATCCGAATGATGCAGAGTACTGTAGTGCATTATTCTGGCCAGTGGAACGTAAATACCCAAATTCAGATCAGAAGTTTGAAACACGTGTTTTAGCACCCAAACCAGGACGCATTTTAACTAAAATGCCCTGGGCCCTTAATCTCAACAATAGAGAACCATTGTCACACATTCGAGCCGTTGCACTCGGATTAGAACGTGATGTATCTCCTGTACCAATAGCGAGAGAATACGTTCAAGCGCTTTTGCGTCTAACACGCGATGTTAGTGCCAAACCCTATGTTGAGTATCACAAAGTTCACTTGACTCATAAATATGAGAATATAAGTGCACGTGCAATCGCAATGATGTCAGATCGTTATGGATGGAATGCTGACATGTTGCGTGATTTTGTTCGCGCTCTGCGTGAAATTAGAAAACTGCCTGCTACAATGGCTTTCCAACCTTTGGATTCCGTTGAGGCGGCAGATGTTTACGGTGAAACTGATTAGAGCTACTATTACCGCGTGACAAAGAAATAGTTACTAGCGATAACCGCGGGATATCAGCTCCTCTGATTAAAATACTAGGTCTAATCAACCTAATTCTTAACCGAATTAATATCAAGTAAAACCATGCCCCCTAAGACTCAAATTAAAGTTACAGAAAAGGTTACAAACAAGCGTCGCCCAAGAAATCATCGTCGTGGTCGAGGTTTGCCAGGTGCAAAATTCAATGGTAAACTCGTTGTACAAGAGAACAAGATGGACCTCAACCAGGCTGTGCCCAAAGCCAGTCGTAGGTCTAACAACAACGCATATCACAAGCTTCAGCGGGAACTTGTTACCCCTGTTGCCTCGGAAGCTGACAAACGCGCAGTCATGGGAATGTTGCAGCCGTTCGAATTGTATACACAAGGCCTGCAGTGCCCCATACCTACAAAATTGGAGAACCG